AACCATCAGTTGCTGCAACTCCAGCACCTGTGGCTGCAACTCCAGTAGTTGCTTCTCAACAATCTGCATTTCATCCTGCAGATATAAACGGCGATGGGCATATTGACGAAGAAGAAAAACGAATGGAACTTGAGTTTAGACGCAAGGCATTAGAAGATGCAGATGCCATGCGTGACGCACAGCGTAACATGACTTGGTTTGCATTGTTTGGACTATTGCTGTATCCATTTGCAGTTGTAGGCGCTTCGTTAGCAGGTTTAGATGAAGCACAAAAAACACTAGGATCAATGGCTCCAACATATTTTGTTGCTGTTGCTGGTATTGTTGCTGCATTCTTTGGTTCGCAAGCAATTAGTTCTAAAAAGAAATAAGGATAAAAAATGGCTGAGAATAATCTACCTCAGATCGCTGGTGATACATTAAGATCCACCACAGACGCTAACAAAGCTGCTGCCAAACAGTCACGTGCGCTATCGAAACAGTTAGCGTTTATGAACATTGGTGCGGGTATGTTGACCAATGCGAGCATATCATTAGATAAGTACGCTAAAAGCGAGCAAAAGAAAAAGAGTCCTCTCAAGTCGTTGAAGGATATGTTCAGCCTCACAAATGTCAAGCAAAAGAGTCTCCAAGAACAGCAAGCTGATCAGATCGCGAGTAAGTTGGGTGTGACACGTGAAGAGTTAGATGTTCTACAGAAAAGAAAGGAACTTAACGAGTCACAGAAAAAGGTCGCGGATGAGTTTAGAGAAAATGCATCAAAGTATGGTGTGAATCTTGAAGGCATTAAAACCAGCTTTACAGATATGGGTGAAATGCTTCTCAATAATGAAAAAGACTCAACCGCAACATTAGAAGAAACTCTGGGTGAGACTAACGCGAAGATTATCAGTGAACTTCGTGATAGTAGTGTTGGGAGTAAGCTACAAAAGATCGAGGACAGCCGCGAGAAGGCTAGAGCAGACGCTGAGAATGCTGGTTTATTCAAAGGTATACTTCAAAATACAGAAGACATGGAAGAAGCATTAGTTAATGGCTTCAAGGGCATGCTCGATAAAATGACTGAGAAGTCTGGCAAAGGTATTGGTATTGGACTTGGTCTACTTGCCGCACCTATAATGCTGAGCATCGGTGCCATCATGGGTCTGAAAGATTCATTGGTTAATATCGCCAAGCTCGCGAAGGCATTCGCTAAGATGACTATAATTAAACCGCTTCAGGGAATGTTGAACTTCTTTAAAGGTATTGGTAAAAAGTTTGCGCCCAAACAGATGGAAAGTGGTGCGAAAGCCATCTCTAAATTCTCCACATCAATAACAAACTTCTTTAGTGGCATTTCAAAGTCATTAAATAATATGAACATTACCAGAGCATTTAAAGCTGGGATGTCGGGGTTGAAACAATTTAGAACTGCGACTGGACAATTCGGTAAGCTCGGCTTCTTTGGTAAGGTCGGCACTGCTGTTGGAAATGCCATAAAATCCTTACAGAGTTTTAAGGCTGGTTCTATAGAAAAAATCGGCAGCTTCTTTACCAGAGTCAAGGATACAGCTCAAAGGGTCTTCAAACCTATCGCTGATTTTGGAAGCAAAATTAAGGGTGTGGTTACTGGGGTCACTAATGGAGTCGGTACTGTCGGCAAATTCTTTGGTGCATTGAAAAACGCATTCATGCCTATTGCTAAGATTGCTGGAACAATAGGTCGAGTTGTTGGTAGAGCTTTCTATCCTATAACAGTCCTCATGGCAGCGTTTGATGGCATTAAAGGTTTTATGGATGGATTCGCATCACAAGATAATATACTGTCCAGTGTTATAGCTGGTATCAGTGGCGCATTCATGGGCATCATTGACGGTCTTGTTATGAAAACGCTTGATCTTATTAAGGGTCTGTTCAGTTGGATATTTGAGAAGTTGGGATTTGATGGAATCTCTGAAGCATTGGACAGCTTTTCTTTCTCTGAAATATGGCAAAGTCTGACTGTTAAGATTCAAGAAGCAATATCGGGAATCACAAACTTCTTTAGCGACCTTGTCGATTCTGGAATAAACGCAATTAAAAATTTGTTTGGGTTTGGTGATGATGAAGAAGAAACTCCTGACAATATTAAAACCGCCAAAGGAAGAAGAAGAAACAAAGAAAGTCAACGAGCACCCGCCATTGGGAAGATTCCCCAAATCGATAAAGACATTCGCGACCGTCAGATCATGCAAGCCGCGAAAGCTAAGGCTGCAGCAGAGAATAATGAAGGTGCTGAGGTTAATGCTAGATCTCAAGCTGCTGCAGTATCTACGAACATAATCAGCGTAGTTGCTCCACAAACATCTAATGTGGTTCAAACATCACAAAACATGAATCAAACTGTTGCTGTTCCTGCATCTCCAACACCTAGTGTTGCGAGTAGAAGAAGCGGTGGTCGTAGCGGTAGAATAAACAGCTAAGTGAAAAAAAGGGAGACAAATTAATGTCTCCCTATAAACTTATCCTCTCCACATTCATAGTAGCTACCTCTACAAACGCTTCACTGTTAGCATGCTGAACTACATGTTAGGAATGATATATCGCGAGTATACCACTTTAGTTTTATCGTCTCCCCTCAAAGTGATTGATGAGGGAATTCGATTATTTTAGTCTTCTTCAGCTAACTTTTCAAAGAAAGATAAAGAGTCATCTTCATCCGTAGAAGCTACAGCAGTTGGCACTTGTGGTGCTTCGGCTACTGGAGCAGCTTTGGGTGCTTCAAACGGTGTATCATCCATAGCACTTGCTGTAGGAGCAGGTGAACCAGTAAGACCCAACACACGCTTCATCTTTGTTTCTAACTCAGCATAAGACTTGAAGTTTTTGCGATCAAGAAAGTCTTGTAAAGAGTGCAAACCTTCATACACTTTTTCAAGAGCATCATCATCGCCATCAAGCAATTCACTGGCTGAATCAAACTCAGACTTATCATAGTTTCGATATCCTTCAACTTGACGAATCTTCAGTTTAAAGTCAGCACCTTCCCAGAAATCAAATGGGTTGATTGCTTGCTCATCTTCGAATGCTGGATTCATTGCTTCATTCAGCTTATCAAAGATTTTCTTACCAAACTTATAAAGGAACACTTTACCTTCATTAGCAGGGTTAGATGGATCTTTCACAACCATGATGTTGGCTGTGTAAGACAATCGTCGCTTCTGTTTACGAGCTTGCTCTTTACCAGCATCAGTACCATTGTTCCAAAGCTGCGAGTTGAACTCACCGATTGGATCTTTTTCACCGATAGTAGTTAGAGAGTTTTCAATGTACCAACCGCCAGTACCTTGGAAGCCGTGATCAAAGATACGAACCCATGGAAGGTCTTCGCCTTTTGGCTCAGGTAGGAAACGGATGACAGCATAACCATTGCCAGCTTTATCGACTTCTGGTTTCCAGAAACGATCATCGCCTTTCTTAGATTGGGTATTGCTATTGAGTTTAGTAGATTCGTTGATTAATTTATCAAGTGAACCACTGCGGGACTTTTTGAGAGTTGCAAATGAACTAGCCATATATTTTACCTTCTGTATTTACGTTGTATTTTAGTATTGCGTTTTATCCAAGCAATCATAATCTTCCTGATTGTTTAACATTATATAATATAAAAGGGATAATGTCAACCCCGATTACCAGTTTATTTATAAGAAACAAACTAATATATTTTCAGAACGATAGACTTTAACTTACTTTTGTCTATCGGTGAAAATTCTCTTACAAACGGTGAGTATTTTCTGACAAGTGTTACTGTCTCATTCAACACAATATCATCATACTTCTTCCACCTGTTTGTGTAGCCAAGTAACTGGTCTAACAGAACCAATGTTTCGAGGCTAATCTTATTCTGCGCATAGTGCCTGTAGAGTAGCGGATGTGAGCCATCGCGCATAACAAACAACTCATCAAACGATTCCTCTACATTATAGAGATAGTCCATCTCTTCAGAGAACATGTATGAGAGTGTTTCTATTTTTCGGTTCCAGTTAGTCAACAAACCCAAACTATCTGAGCTCATCATGTTACCAATCCAAGGCTTGGAACCTGTTGTGTAGTGAGCAACTAAGAACTTAACAAACTTGTCTCGTTTATATTTCCTTGATGCTTTCTCGAAGAAATACTTATCCTTCCGAGAGATATAAGATGTTTCGTTAGCTCTTACTTGACCATTGTATTTAAAGTAATCATAAGAGTCACGAGTAAAGTGTTGCTGTACTGCTAAGTATGTTTTGTAACAATCAAATCCAGACATAGTTTCTTCGCTGTCCATAATTAAAGTGGTAATCTTGCGCCTTTTGCTAAGAAGTTTAGATCTTGTGCCTCAACCTCTAACTTACTCTTGATTGTTGTATTTAATAATTTAGCAGCAACATCAATTTCTAATTCATTCTTTTCACAATACCAGATAACAGCATCAAGATATGTTATCCGTTTATCAATAACTGTTCTCTCGATTATCTCTGAGAACTTTGCGGTAGTCATTACATCAACCATTACTTCCCCCATCTATAAAAAATATGATCTTCTATTTCGATTGTTTTGCGCTTTGTAGCTGCCCAGTCTGGGAGAACATAATCTGCATGATAGTGCGTTGCGCCTTCCGTGATGTCTATTATACTATTATTTGATGTAAATGTCAACATCAGTGTTTTAATCTTATTAAATGACTTCCAATCAAAGATGGTGTCTGTTTTACCGTCACACCACCAAGAGAACTGACACTTATGTTTGATAGGAACAGGAGAACCGTCTCTCCAGCTCTTCTTGTATAAGCTCTGGGTAACAACACCTTTTATTGTATTGGGAAATCGTCTGTCCTTAACTCTGTTTAATGTAACCTGAGCAACCGCTATCTGTCCAGCTATCCCCTGATTCCTTGCCTCAAAGTAGACATTCTTGGCAAGCCATGTAACCTCTTGGTCATCATACTCCTCAGCTGCTACTGATTCTGGATAGATCAATAAAAGCATTAATACAAAATTCATCAAAAACAAAATGCTAAACATAATAAAGTTTTTCATAATTAATACCAGTCGTCAGTTATACATTCAATCCATTTATGTGCGTCATTAAAATCTGTGAAATATCTCAGCTCTGTCTCATCTAAGAATGGGTGGATAGCAAATACCATAACCTGATCTTCACCAAGTGTTGATATTTTAATTCCCCAACCATTAATAATGAGCATATCAAAGGAGCGAAACGTGTCGCTTTGGATAGGTCTTTGATTGTCCCATTTACTCAATGTTACCATGCCTCCATCCCATTAATTGTTTTAGTTCTGGTGTCCATTCTTCTTTAAACCAATCTTCATAAGTTCGATCACCGTCTTGGTCAGCAAGATATAAGTAGCCATGAAACATAGTGTTATCTAGATACTGCGGTATGTTATGTTTCTTCAGATTATTACTGAACACTATATACTCCCAGTCACCAGTGCCGTCTACATAAGAAATCCTTTCTAGATATTTATTAGGTATAAGGTATGTACAATGGATTGTTGAGACTAATATCTTCCCGATCACGTTCCTATCATTTACAGGGTGATAATACTGATCCTCTACATCAAAGTACCCATTTTCGCATGACCTATGGTGAAAGTTTGCATATCCGCGAGAACTGCCTAATCTAAGTTGTGGTCCAATAACTCCCAGATTCCTATCATCATAGAGAGACTGTATCACGTGAGGAGCTATAAAATTATCACAGTCTACAACAACGTAGTGTGCGCTATGCCTTTTTGCGTAGGCTATTGAAGCGTCTCTAATTTTACCTAAGATATTGAACCTTTCTGAATTCCACTCATGCTCCCCAAAAGATTTCAAATTTTTGTCAATGTCTGAATTATCGTAGTACACTGACTTATACAGGTGACTATACTTAGCTACAAAGTCATCTAGTATTTCTTTTGTTCTGTCATTGTTATCATTAGTGCGTATCCAAAGACGCATCCTATCTTTCGGAAAGTCTTGGTTCAATATGCATTTGAGATAAAGGTCTAAACAGTACTCTTTGTCTTTTGCTAAGATTGCTAATACAACATCACTTCTTTGGTTGTCCCATTTACTCAATGTGGTCATACCTCTACTGATGCTTTGTATTTTGCTATTGTATTAATACACTCGCCAATATAGTTATCACGTTTCTCAACAAACACTTGTGGCTTTGGTTCATTCTCAACCGCAATCACAATAACAATTTGGTCTACTGGTATCTTAGTTCTTTCTTCAAACATTACACAGTACGCTGCTGCTTGTTGAAAGTAGTTGCCGATGTATTCTCTTTTCTTTAGCTTTGATGCGGTCTTGTAGTCAATAATTGATAACCGACCATTAAATTCTGCTACACAGTCAACGCGACCAGCGATACCCAGATAGTCTGAGTACAAGGGACACTCTTGAGCGTATACCAATCCGATCGATTCATCAAGAACCGACTTGACTGATTTGAACATAGCTTTTTCATGTGGAAGAAACTTTGTCATGTCAAGCTCGTTGTTGACATAATCTTCGCACATCTGGTGAACGTTAGTGCCTCGCCTTGCTGCCTGAGTGGAGATGCGGTTGGCTTCAACCTCGCCAACTCTAGCTCTCCACGCAGCAATTGCCTTTTCTGATAGAACACTCAGGACTGTCGTTATGCTTGGATATGAACCCTTTGGAGTAACGTAGTGGCGTTTGCCATTTATTGTTTCAGTATCAAGCTCGGTGAAGTCTATTTTCTTGTGTTCAAATATCATATAAATCTCTCATCATCAAGGTCTAATTATAGCCTATATTCTCAGAAAAGACAAGGCAAGGCAACTAATTGTCTTTTAACTATAAACCCCCATTTCATAACAGGTTTCGAGATACTCTCGAACGAAGTCTGACCGAACGATATCCTGTGGTCCAAAGTCTACGCTCTCGAAAGAATCCATCCTTGAGAGTATGTTAGTGAACTTGGCGCAACCTGACTCGGTGCTATACCGCTCGCTTGTTAGATCGTCTTGCTTACCGTCACCTGAGAATATGATTCTTGAGTTTTCACCCACTCGTGTGATGACAGTATTTAGCTCCCCCCATGAAAGGTTTTGGAATTCATCAACAATGACGATCGCATCATCCCATGTTTGACCACGGACAAAAGATGTTGTTGTGAATACCACTTTTTGTTTTTGTTTTAGGATTTGATATGCATCACCTCTACCAAACAAGTCACTGAAGATTGCTTCGTATGGTGCTTCATATACCTTAGACTTCTCTTGGATGGATCCAGGAAGGAATCCCATATCCCGAGAAGGAACTACACTTCTTACAATGATCAGTTGTTGTTTCTGATCTACCTTTTCAATAATGTCACGGATTGCTAAGTAACAAGACAAGAATGTTTTCCCTGTCCCCGCACAGCCATGTAGAACTGCGTTGTACCCATCATTGTATGCTGTAAAAACATCTCGCTGTGAATCCGTTAAAGGTTGGATATCGTGAAGAGTAAGACCTGCTTGCTGTCTTTGTCTGCTTCCTCGATTTGCTTTTTTCTCCTTCTTCTTTTGCCGTTTACCTACATAATAATCAAAATTTGATATATTTTCTTCGTATGCAAAAGTGGATGACATAGCGTCTCCTGTTGGTTGTGGTTTATATTATCATTCATCCCATCCAGGGAATTTGTATCGACCACTCTTACGCAAGCCAGCTTTTTCTGCTGCTGCGTTTAGCTTTGCTGCTTTTGTTGATCTACCACCTATCTTATCTGCTAATGCAGAATTCGTGTGTGACTCGGCAATGCGGGAAAGGTTCTCTTTCCAACCATCGTCCAGTTTGCTTTCAAATGATGTGCTTGACACCAGACTTGGTGCGCGTGTGATAATTTGTTTGAGTTGGGGATTAAGTCGCAGGAACTCATCTTTGTTTGAAATGGTGAGTAACTCAGTAAACTGTTCTTTTGTTTCTGTGTCCTCAAAATCATATAACGGCATAATATCTCCAATAAAATCATATTCTAAATGTATTTATGCGCAGTAATTATTTCACTATTGTGCGGAACAATGATATAATAAAAAAAGGGAGACTAATTGTCTCCCTCTTTTCATACGACTTAAAATTAGAAGTTGTATTTAACTTCAGTTTCAAGTTTGTGCGACCAATCTTCAACATTGGTGCTTTCTACCTTACCTTTGATTTGGAAGTTTCCAAATTTAACTTTGTAACCAGCTTCAGCTGATTCGCCAGTGTTAAAGTCTAAGCCAGTACCGAACTTGCCATACTCAACATATACTTTATCTTCTAACAAAGTTGTACCAAGGCGCAATGTACCAACAGTATCATCAAATGAGCCAAGAGAATCGAATTTATCAAACGCTACATCATTTTCATAAACAACATAAGCTCCCGCAGACACAGTAGAGGCGGCAAATAACGCAACTAATGCGATCATAGTAGTTTTTAAATTATTCATTTTTCTTTCCTATTTTAGTTTTATTGATCACACTTCACATAAATCGTAGAGTATGATATTAGTTCCTCTAATGGAACCAATTCGGTTGACTGCGCTTTGTCCATTTAGCGAAGTCCTTTTTTTCGTTTATATAATAAGAACGATAAGCCTCAATTGGATCACTGTCCTTACAATACTCAGGCATACACTGTGGTAATTGTGTAAGACCTTTATCTTCAATATTGACTGGTGCGGTTGCTAATAACTCCCTCAGCTTCCGATCAGTCTCATGCACCTTACCATAACGGTGGGTGTATTCTTCACAAAGCGATACAAACAGATCATAGTGCCATTCATAATTCTGTTTAGACTCCCTTGTCCATACAGTACACGGATGATTCATATGTACTGCTTTATACAAGATAAAGTCTTTCGCTGAGTCAGTGAGAATGTACTGCGTCTGCTTTCGACCAGTAGGACTCTTACCAACCAATTCAGTACCATCTATCATTCGATGTGCCGTTGACAACATCTGCGCAGCTTCTAATATCATCTTCACCACGTGTTTATCGCAATGGTGAACTGCCGCAATATCTGGTTCATTATGTAAAAAGAATATGTTCATAATATATAGTAGATTATAACCCCGAATAGACTATAAAACAACCGCAACTAATTGCGGCAAATAATTGGCACTATGGGCGTTCATACCAATTCTTTCTGAAAGGTGGATTCTTCTTTGACTCCTTCTTTTTATCAGGATGCGTTGAAGGTTTATGGATCTTATCCATATTCTTTTTGACAGGATCTGTTCTGCCTTTAGACCAATCAATAGCATCATAGTTGTCATCGAATTTTTTGCCATCAGTCTTGCGCTGCTTGCTGCCCTTTCCACCATGCCACTTGCTCATTATTTCTCCAGTGTCTTCTGAACCATACCTAACATGTTTCTCATACCACGAGACATCTGTAATTGCTTGATAACATTAGCACGAACAGGAGTCTTCAAGCACAACAAAACGTCTTTAATCTTCTGCGCTTCCCGAGCAGTAACGATCATCTCGATACCGTCATCGGTAGTCACTGTATTAACAGCTCTAAATCGTTTCTTGTCAACGACTTCAGATGCGGATGCTGAGTCCAATATCTTGCCAAGCTGATCCCACATGGAAACATTAGCAAATTCATTGTCAAAGTCATCATTAAAAAATAGTTTACCATTACTCATATACTCACCTTTTTAAATTTTAATAAATTTTCTGCGCGTTTTTGAAAACTGCTTCATCGGACTATTAAGGTTGATGAGATCAGTAGTGCCTTGTTTGATATAAGCAACAAGCCATCCTTTGTCATTCAACACATAAGTATGATTGGGAGTATCATCACCCCAGTCAGTGACTTCTTTATACATAGTCAACCCATTATACATAATTAGTTCCCATAAGCAATTGATAATCCCATATCGGAAGATTCGCTGCGAGTGTGAACAACGCGAGGATGCAGAACAATTCTACAATTTCATCTTTGTTCATTAATAGAATCTCCAAAACTTATACCCCAACCAGATTAAGCTGAGGAAATTAAAAAACGCAAGAGTGTATATTGCATAAACAATAAAGTCATTCATATTAATAACCGCTCGACATATGAATATAATGCTCACCAGTTTCTTCAAGAGGCTCACCACAGATACACATATCAGCATTTTCACTGATATACTGCTCACGCTCAAAGTATCTGATATCAGCATCAGTTGTATAGGGGCAAGTGTTTTCTTGAATAGCTTTATCTATTCTGGCTTGTAATACTTTATCCATTATTGTACCTCTGAAATAATCTCATCAAAAAAACGGTCAGCTTCAGTGCGCAGTCGCTCACCAAGATCTAACAGACTCTCATCTTCAGGAGAGGCGTATGCGTTGTTCTCAATCAAGTCAAGAACATCGTCTATCGTATTGGCGAAGTGAGTATCACCCTCAATAAAAACACGCCAGTGAGTGAACCTTGCTGGTGACTCACCACTGTCAACTGTCTCCATGTAGGACACAATGACAGAATCACTATGCCTTATATTGAACAGTGACAGCGAAACAGAATTAGGATTATTTTTGTATGACATATAAATCTCCTTATATTTCACCAGTTAGTTGATTGTATACCGCAACGTATTCAGCAGCAATATCACTGCCATTCCAAGCAGAG